CTGAAAATACACCTGATGTGCTTTTTATTGTAGTTGGTCCAGCCAATCCTGAAGCAGCATAAATAGATGCTCCGTTTTGTAAGACTTCAACCGAATATTTGTTTGAGCTAGTTGTGGCTAAACTTAATTGAAATAAAGTGCTTGAATCAGAATATGATGCAAATTCTGGACATACTGTTAAAGTAGATATATTACTCATTCCACCCCAAACTTCAGAAGCGCCACAAATAAAACTACCACTTGAAGACCAACCATTAACAGAAGTTGGAAAAGTAGATATTTGATCTCCATTACTAACACCACCTGATTTTCTATGTAACCACATAAACAAATCATAATAAGCTTCGTTTGAATTAACAAAGAAATCATTACTAAAAGTAATTGAAGGATAATTGACTTGTATTGCTTGTATTATTCTATCTACTCTTAAAGCATATTTTAAATCAGAAAATAATACTCCATGATCGTGTGAACTTCCAGTATGATAATATAAATTACCAGTATCATTTAAATGTGCTGAATTATCACTATTATAAAATAATCTTGATTGCGTTCCACTTGCACCAGATGTAATTAAAGGAGTAATAATATCATTTGTTGCTGGATCTACTTGTAATTTAGCTTTTATTGTAGATGTGTTGTAGTTTAAACTTAAAGTATTTAAATCACTTAAAGCACTTAACTTGTCTTCTCCTAATGTATCGTTTAATGTTACTGTTTCTCCATAGAATATAACTTTGTAAGAGTATGCTTTATTGTTTTTCATTGAAACAGAATTAAGCTTTACTTTACCTATTTTAAAATCTACTCCATTTAATTTAAGTATTGCTGATACTCTTACTCTAGCATCAAAACTTCCAAGAGTTATATTCCAATTATAATAGTGTTTAAATATTAGATTATTAGTAGATGATGCTGGTAAACTAAACTGTTGGCTAAAAGTTGTAAATACTTTAGCAACATCTTTAGCGTTTACTATTGTATCAGTAATAGTTACACTCTCATCTTTAAATAAATCTACTCTTGTATTATTTATATATAGTTCTACTACTTGCATCTATCTTATGTTGTTAATTGTATCAAAAGCAAAACTTACATTAATTGTGTAGTTTATTAAACCATCTGTAAGACTTGTTTTATAATTAATACTTTTACTTTCTATATTTACTCCTAGTGTTTGACTTCCATAATAAATCCAAACTTTTTCACTTAAAAACAATTGTCTAAATATTTCGTTATAACTCTCTGGATAGAAATCACTATTAAGAGTTAATATTTGATTTGCGTTTTTTGTAAGTGTTTTAATTTGTGGATTGTTTATTGAATAAGTACCGTTATTTAAAATATTAGATTTATATTTTTCTTCATTAGTATTCATGCTTAACTTAGAATTAGCAAACATCCATATTTCTTGATATGCTCCGTACTTATTTATAAAAGTTAATTTGTATGGAGTGTACTTGCATTTTTCATATGAATCAATATTTATAGTTACACTTTTAACACCAGTACTAATTTCTGCTTGATCTACATTAAAGTTTCCTGTATTTGTTACATACGTTATTTGATCTTCTATATCTGTTTGTGCTGATATTGAAATACTAGAAACTGATGTTCCTTGATATTTCCAAACTAGACTAGTAGCAATAGTATTATCAACTGGTATTGTTACAGTTTCATTAGTGTTTTTAAGTATTGTATTATTAGATTGTAAAGAGTAAATATTATCAAAACTTGGATTTACTCCATCTTCAAAATATCCATAACCATAAAAAGCTCTTAGTCCTAAAACTTCTGTTGCTACTGGACTACCACTAGATAAAGTTTCTGTAGTTTTATAATCTACATTAATTGTAGTAGCTTCAGAATCAGTTACTGGACTTGTAGGAAATGAACCATCAAATAAAGCTGTTATATAATCTTTAATTAACTCTGATATTTCAAAATTAACTTTACCATTAACTGCTGTAGAAACTAAAGTATATTGTGGAGCTGATTGCCAATCTGTGTTTGCTTCTCCAAAATATATATCTATTTCAATTTGTGCAGATGTTAAATTAGTTGTTGAAAGATTTACGAAGTATGGACTTCTTACATTAATTTTTGCCATTGTTGTTGTCTTTTAGTATGTCTATTATGTCTTGTGCAAAAGCTTCGGTTAATAATTTAGGGTATTTTTTAAATGCACTATCAAACGCTTTAGTAAAAAAGAAAGTTGGTTTAATACCTTTTTCAAATATGCTTTTTTGTAATATAAACCCTATAGTTTTATAACTGCCTTTTGCAAATCTACCAGTTGAAACTCTTTTGCCATCTACTATTTTATATTCTCTTAATCTTATGTTTCTTTTTTTGGCCCAATCAGCTAAAGGTTGCATTGGTGGCCTTTTGTCTTTATAACTATATGGAGAGTTTTTGCTTTCTATATAGTTTGATTTAGTTCCTTTAACACCCTTATCTAAAAAAGCCCCATAATTATCCATGAACCATTGAATAGAATAAACACCATTTTCATTTTCTTCATCATAACCAATGCTATTAAATAAACCTCTTGTTACATTATGTTTTTCTTCAGTAAGATTCTTTCTTGATTCTTGTACTACAAAACTACCAAAAGCTTGTAACTCTTTTTGTAAGTTCTTTAACATATTGTCATTCCATTAGGTATTTCTACATTAAATGAAATTGTCCATCCAGCTAACTTGTTTTCAAATCTATCTACAAATGGTTCAAATGTTGCATCTCCCTGTAATTGGTAAAGTTCTACATATAATGAGCCTCTTCTTAGTAATTCTATTAATCTATTACCAACTGCTAGTTGTGTGTTAAATACATCTTGTTCGTTATTGTTACCACGAAATTCATCAGGTATTCCATTAGCAAAGTTTTTGTTTTCTTCTACTATATCCATACACAATAGAGATATACTAAAGTTCCAAACGCTTTCTTGTAACACAGCATTAGTGACCATAAAATGACTTAATGGATATATTGTTTGTTTGTTTAAATCTACATCGAATATGTCTCCATAAGTAACTGTATTAACGAATTGATCTAATTGTAGTGTTTCTCTAATCTTATTTGATAGGTTATAAAATCCTTGCATATTATCTAAATTTACTTTTAATCATTATTGATTCTAATTCTGCTTTTTCTTTTTCAAATGCTAAATACATTAAACATTGATGAAGGGGAAGTTTTGCAACTTCTTTAAATCTTGTAATGTCTGCTTGAGCAAGTGTATATAGTTCTGAATAGCTTCCCCACTTTCTTGAGAAATTGCTTCGTGCATCTGTTCCTTCATTAGTTGATTCTCCAAATAGTTCGGCATAGATTTCAGCAATTCGTTGGTTAAATTGTAAAAAAAAACCATTGCACCCAATACAACATTTAAAGGCATATCTTTCATGACTTCACTATACTTATGACTTCCCTCATATTCTTCTATTAGATACTTGTTACCTTTCTTTTGTTTTATTGGTCTAAATAAAACAGCCATAGCTTTATTCATAGATTCCCAATCGTTTATATATGTTGTAACATCTTTGTTTTCTCCGTATGTTATTTGATCAAGATTAGGTATAAAACCATATTCAACGCCATACATTTTAAATGTAGGTATTAACTCTTGTTTATCTTTAAACAATTTTATTATATGATCTAACAAATAATCTACATCACTAGCTTTAATTTTACCCAATTCATTTTGATCTATATTAAGTATGCATTTTAGCATATCATCATCATTAGGGTCTTCAATTGTTAAATAGTCTTGATAGTCTTTTAACTTAACTTCTTTTAAAGAACTTGGTATAGTTATTTCGATTTGCATACAATCTTTTTTATAAAACGAAAAAAGAGCTACTTTGTATAAAGCAACTCCTTTTTCTTCACTATTAACTAAAAACTATCTTAATGTTTTATATAGATATAAATATAATTCTTCTATTTTTTTGTATAATTTTTTATCTTGTTTATATATTTCTTTTCCTTTTTGTATTTTGTTATCTCTATGTATTTCTATTATAACATCTCTTTTAGTTTGTGTTGGTTGTATAATAACTTTAATATTGTTTTTAAAACACCAACTCATAGCCGTTCTCACACTTCTTGTCATTTAAACAAGTTAATCAATATTGCTGGGATAAACATTGTTATTATGAAACAAATTATTTGATAGATTCTATTATATAGTTTTCTATAGTATATTGTATCTGTGTATTCTTTTAGTGTGTATATTTTTGTTGTGTTGTTTTTTGTTACTATTACTTCGTTTTGTTTTACCTCTATCATATCTAAAATATTAAGTTATGTATAATTGATTCAAGCGATAATAATACTATACTTGCTATTAATAATACAAATGAGAATAATGTTAATGTTAAGTAGTGTTTTAGTTTTTTCATTGTTTAGATTTTTTTAAGTTCTTTATGTACACTATCGTAAATATCTTTAGCATCTTCTCTGCTGTTGTCATTTAACATTGATGCAATTAAACACGATATAAATATTTTTCTTTTATATTCTGGTAACTCTAATAAATGAGATAATAAAGTTCTTTCGTAATTGTTAATTTTGTTTTCCATTGTTTTGTTTTTAAAAGGGGTTTTTACACCCCTTGATTGATTAAGTTAATCTTGCAGCACCATTTGGATTTTCTTTAGCAAATTGTTCTTCTGTAACAATAGTGCCAAGATGACAATCAATTTTAGAAGTTTTTATATCGTTCCAAATAGATCTTAAATCCATAACATCTTTTCGATATTGATTTGGTTCTGCAATTGATGGGTAACTAAATTCCCAGGAATCAGCTTCGTGTATTGTGTAACATTCTGAAGTATGACTTACATAACCATCTTTTAGGTTTGCCCACCATCCGTTGTCATCCTCATACCACAATTCAGTTATTAAAGGGTGGTTTTCGATTTTTTGAATTAATTGTTTTTTTGTCATTTGTTTTGTTTTTAATGGTTAATAAAAGATGCTCTATATTGTTGAAAGTTAAATACCTCTTCTTGTGTGTCAAAAAAGTGAATTTCAATTTCACTTCCACTTATAATATCTAATCTAAAAGAGCCATATTGTTTGTTTGTCATTAATGTTGTTTCCATTGTTTTGTTTTTTAATTATTATATAACTTGATTTACTAGAGTTAAAACTTTAGATAAATCACCAGTCATTGAATATGTTTGTGTTGTGCATATGTAATCTACTTCTCCATCGTTGTTTGTGTAGTAAGTTGAAAATGTACCTTGATCAGTATCTTTAATTAATTCAACAGAACCAATTTCTAATAATATATCTTGATTAACTCCACCTTCATTAATTTTTGTTAATGCTTGTACTAATCTTACAGTTTCGTAATTGTCTAATTTTGCCATTTTGTTTTGTTTTTAGTTGTTATCGTTAATCAAAGATAACACTTATTTAGTTATAAACAAAATTATTAATAACTTTTATTTAGTAAATGTAATATTGACCCTTATTAGGATTCTCTAATTGTGAAGTGATAGCATACCTCATTGCATCTATACAATGGTTAAAAGCATCTATTGGTTTGTTAAGTGTTTCTCCTTCTTTGTTCTTTAACCAAATATAGTTCTGAAGTTCTTTGATTAAGTTATGACTTCTATTAGTTATATAGATTTCATTTTGATTAATGAGATTGATACCATACACTATTGAATCTTTACCTTTTTTAACTGGTAATATTAAATGACCATAGCTCGAC